TCCGTCAAACCCTGTTTTTTTTAGTTTCTCGCGGGTTTACCCTAACCTCTCCGCAACCACGCGTGCGTAGTCATCATCGGTGAACTGCTCCACCTTGTCTGTGTACGCCTCGTATATCCCGCGCTGTTCTAGCCCGGTCTTGTAGCTGTGGTGGCTTTGGCAGAGGCTTTGGAGGATGTTGCGCCTAAATGCCTGTTCCCCGAATCTGCGCCACGGGAAGACGTGATCCACATGGAGGGCCAAGGTCACCTTGCCTTCGACTAGGCAGGCTTGGCATAGGGGATGACGGGATAGCTGTGCGGTCCTGAGTTGTCGCCATGCTGAGGTGTTGTAGATGGCGTCGTAATCTCGGCTCAGGCTTTCTTTGCCCCCGTGGTCGAGGCAGTAGCTGTTGAGCTTTGATCGAGGGTTCTTGCACCCGAGGTGGCTGCACTTGGTGTTGAAGGGTGAGGTAGGGATGGTGCCTCCCGGTATCCGCTTGCGTATGCTGCCCTTGCGACGGATAGAGCCTTGGCCTTAGAGGGAAACGGCCCCTTGCTGCCCCACATCCATCCGGCTTTGGTATGGCGCAGGGGCATGATCAGCCAAGAAAGCGCAGCTTGTAGAGCGTGCTGTTGATGAGGTTGGCGATGTTGTCCACCTCATTCTGCAATTCTGCGTCTTGAGGGAACTTAGGTGCCCTACGGAGCGTTTCTACCTCTACCTTGAGCATTTCGAGGTAGGCCACGGGGTCGGTGCCGGGTAGCTTGTAGTCTGCGATGAAGTCGTGGAGCAGGCCGTACTTGCCTTGGAAGGCTTCAACGAATGCGTCTACAAGGTCGCCAATCTCGCTGTAGAAAGTGCCCAGTGCCTGATGCTCTGCGTAGCTGCGGGTCGTCAGGTGCAGGATGTGGGCATTGGTGACGCTGTGAAGCAGATGCATGGTGAATGCCATCACCGGGTCGTTTTGCTCTTGAGCTTCGTTGATTGCGAATCGCATGACTGCCCCTGTGGATAACTCTTTTTTTGCCCTTTTGCTATTTAAGCATAGGTTCCCCAAGGGTGAAAGCCCCGCAGCTTTCTTCCCGGCTCCAAGTCTCTGATCCCGTCAAAGACCCCAAGCGTCCCATGAGGTAGCGATTCCTTCGATGGCGCGTTTGTCTTCACCACTTGCCGCACCGTCTTTCCCGGTCCCTCGCTAACAGGCCGGACGGCAAGCCTTGGGGTGAACAAGTGCCGGTGTTTCTCGGGTGCAGCCCATGCAGGCCCATCAGCTAACGCGCCCTGACGGGTACGCAGCACCAAACAAAAAACCCTTATTGTGAGATACGGGCCTTAGGCTTGGTTTGCCGCAACATGGTTGGCCACAACACCTTCCATGCGCTTTGACGAAGCCCGCCCCCACAATAAGGGTTCGGTTGTTCGCAGTTGTGTGCTTCTGCCGGGTTACCAGTCCGACAGATGGGCGCATTCTTGCACAACAAAGCGCAAAGCAAGTGATAAAAAACCTGCAAAACCTAGGGTTTCCACTGTAGTGTGACGCTTGTGTCGTGCTAGGATTCATCCATCGCAACAACGCGATGCCTAACGGAGCTAAATGATGAACGCAAACCAACAATCTGCAATTCGCCGCGCTACCAACCTGTTGTCACAGCAATATCACCAAGGCCGACTGTCCTTTACGGTTCAAGAGTTGGGCAACGACAAACTTTTGTTTGCTGCAACCAACATCCACGGCGACTTGGCATGGTTCCAAAACACTGCTGATTTTTTTGCAATCGTCGGCCCTCGCGGTGGAATCAAGAAGTACGAAGGCAACATGAGCCTGTGACCATCCCGCCCCCTTCGGGGGGCATCTTTTAAGACAAGACATGAACAAGCCAACCAAAACCAATTTTCGCGTCTACTTTTGGATGAATGGGTGGGGCAGCATCGTCACGGAAGTTGCCGCTTCTGATGTGCGCGATGCCATCAGCAAAGTGCTTGACCCTATCGTGCAAAAGTATCCAAACACCGAAATCGTTGTAACCAAAGTTGAGTGAGACAAGACATGAAACAAAAACTCATCGACATAGCCTTCGCCATCCTCACCGGCTTGATCGGCTGCGCCTTCCTTCTTCATGCGCTTGATGCGCTTTGGGTGTGAGTATGAGGTGGCTTACCGATTGGCTTGCCGCTGCATGGGCACTCGCCATCTTGCTTGTGATCTTCCTCGGGCCTTTTGTGTTGGTCGGGATGTTGGTCAGCTACTTGTGGGGGCTGACATGATCGCCCTTCCTGAGTGGATCGACCCCGAGGCTTGGAAAGGCTTCTGCGAGATGCGTAAGGCCATGAAGAAGATTCCTTTTACCGACCGCGCACAAAAGATGGTGCTGAAGTCACTGTATGACCTACGCGCTGCCGGACATGACCCAAATGCTTCGCTTGACCAATCAACGTTGATGGGTTGGCGCGATGTGTTCCCGCCACGAGCCAAGGAAATCCCTGTGATCAAGTCGCAGGCCGACGAGACAGCCCGATACCTTGCCGAGCAGGAAAGACACCGTAGAGAGTCTAAAAACAGTCCTGCGCGTATCGCAGCCCTCCAAGCAATCCGACGAGTCCAATGATTAAAGTCAACGCCATGTCTCAGGCGCAGCTAATCAAGCTGCTGCTTGACGGCACGCACACCTGTTACGAACTAGCCGAGGCAACGGGCCTTCACTACATTACCGTGCTGCACTACTGCCGGGAGCTTCACAAGGCCGGTGCTGCACACATCCATATGTGGGAAAAAGACAGCCGAGGCAGGGACTTGCTCAAGGTCTACAAGTTGGGACAAGGCAAGGATGCCAAGCGCCGAAAGATGAGTTCGGCAGAGCGTCAGCAGAAGTACAGAGACAAAAAGAAGCACGCTCAGATGGTGCAAGTGACCACCGGGAACGGTGAATACGAAGCCCGCGCCAATGGCCGGATTGGTTACAAGGTGGCATCGTGATTTCGTGCATGGGCGGTTGGTGCGACCGCAGAGAAAAGTGCCTGTACTACCAATACCCTTCTATCAACCATGTCGAGCGACTATGTGAGGACGGCAGCTATGACGCATTTGTATCGAGAGTTTCACTTGCGCGACCTGAACGTGTGGAACGTCTTTGTGGCCTTCGTGGGGTCGAACGCGAAAGCAATGGCCGACGCGGGGACTCCCCTGCGGCTTATCGTCACCACCGCAGAGACAAAGAGGAATAGCGAACAAAACAAACGCTATTGGGGACTTGTCCTAAAGACCATCGCCGCGACCGCTTGGGTGCAGGGCAAGCAACACTCAGCAGATGTGTGGCACGAGTTCTTTGCTAGAAAGTTTGGCGTTTGTGAGGACGTGACTTTGCCCGATGGCGAGGTCGTCAGTCGGCGTCGCAGCACGACAGACATGAGCGTGTCGGAGTTCACCACCTACATGAATGAAGTCGAGTCCTACGCCGTGCAGAGCTTGGGGGTGGTCTTTGAATAAGTATCCCTATGTGCGGAACAAGCGCATCCTTGAGTTCTGCCGCACGCTGCGGTGTCAGTCATGCGGGATCGACAACGGCACCATCGTGGCCGCGCACTCGAATCAAAGCATCCACGGCAAGGGTCGCGGGATCAAGGCTTCAGACCAGTATGTCGCAGCCCTTTGCTATGAGTGCCACTACGAGGTTGATCAGGGCCGTTTGTGCCGACAGACCAAACAGATGATTTGGAACGAAGCCCACGAGCGCACCAAGAGGCTTTTGCAGCTAGAAGGACTTTGGCCGAATGAGCAACCCTGAAGAACTATTCGCCCTGCACCTTCGCGCCATGCGGGTCATGCCCCCGGTTCGGGAGTACAAGTTCCATCCCAAGCGCCGGTGGAGGCTCGACTTCGCTTGGCCTGATGAACTTATCGCCGTCGAGATCGAAGGCGGCGTGTGGACAGGTGGGAGGCATACGACAGGCGTGGGCTTCACCCTTGACTGCGAGAAGTACGCCGAAGCGATCTGCCGGGGTTGGACGATCCTACGGGTCACGAGTGGACAGGTCAGCAACGGACAAGCGATTGATTGGCTTACTAGGGTTTTCACTCTTAAAACACGCTAACATCTGACGACAATAGAGCTTTTACGGGACTAAATGATGACGCTCTCACCCAACAAACAAAAGAATCCCCTTGGTTGGCCTTTTGGAGCCTTACCACCCAAGGTGCTGTCGCGCCTGCTTGCCGAGCAGAAACGCGACAAGATTGCCAAGGCTCCACCTGCACCCTTCTAAGTGAAAGACAAGACATGAAACAGATAGCACAAGCCTTAGTCAAGGCGCAAAAGGCATTCGCCCCTGCGCTCAAGACTTCCTCAAACCCCCACTTTAAAAGCCGATACGCCGACCTTGCCGCCTGCGTCGAGGCAGTCATTGATGCCTTGAACAACAACGGCATCGCCCTGATTCAGCAGACCCACGAGTGTCAGGACGGCGTGATCGTGGAAACCGTCCTGCTGCACGAGTCCGGGGAGCAGATGACGGGTGGTAAATATCATGTGCCCGCCGCCAAGCAAGACCCGCAGGGCTACGGCTCGGCTTTGACCTATGCAAGAAGGCAGTCACTCATGGCGACCTGTGGCATCGCACCGGAGGATGACGACGGGAATGCCGCCTCCAAGCGCCCTGACCCCGATTACGCCGCTTTTGAGCGTCAGTGGCTACCCATGCTTCAGGATGCCGCAATGGAAGGCGTATCAGCCCTGAATAAGCAGTTTGCAGCCATGCCCAACACGGGACAGAAGCGTGCTTTGTGGGCCGCGCATGGGCCTTCCCTCAAGAACGCAGCAGAGAAAGCGGGGGCATGATGCTTTTACAACCTCTTTCTATGAATTTCGTGTTGAAAACAATGTCTGATGTTCAACAGACACGGACAAATGCCGCGATAAACGGATGCGATCTTGACGAGTTCATCAACACCAATGCGCCCGTGATTGTTCAGATTGGCGACTTTGGCTATGTGGTCACCGGCTGCGGGGGTGATCCCGACCTAGAAAACTTCGTGCTTTCAGTTGCTGACGAACCTGTTTGCGAATGGGTTGATGGTGAGTGCGTCAAACTAAATGGAGATGACTGATGGAACAGAAGTCACCTGAATGGTTCGCCGCCCGTCTAGGCAAGGCCACCGCATCGCGTATTGCTGATGTGATGGCAAAGACGAAGACCGGCTACGGGGCTTCGCGGGAAAACTATCTGATGGAGCTTGCCCTAGAGCGCATCACCAATGCTCAAGCGCCGTCGTTTATGAACGCCGCGATGCAATGGGGCGTCGACCAGGAACCCGCAGCCAGGTCAGCGTATGAGTCCACAACAGGAAACTTCGTGACCGAGGTGGGGATGATTGAACATCCGACGATCCCCATGTCCGGGGCATCGCCTGACGGGTTTGTCGGGGAGGATGGGCTGATTGAGATCAAGTGCCCCGAGTCCAAGCAGCACCTGAAGAACTTGTCTACCCGCAAGCCTGATACGAAGTACGTGTATCAAATGCAGTGGCAGATGGCCTGCACGGGTCGGAAGTTCTGCGACTTCGTGAGCTATGACCCGAGATTCCCTGACCACCTTCAACTGATGATTGTCAGGGTTGACCGCGATGACGCACTGATCGCGGACATTGAGAAGGAAGTGCGTTTGTTTCTAGATGAAGTGACCAAGATGGTCGAAAGGATTTCCCAATGATGAAGCTAATTGGAGTCGGTCGCATCGGTAAGGATGTCGAACTGCGACGGACCGCAGGCGGTGAGCCTGTTGCCAACATTTCCCTCGCGTGGAATTACGGCATGAAAGATCAGACCGGCAAGATGCCCTCTCAATGGGTAGACGCCACGCTATTCGGCAAACGCGCCGAGTCGCTTGCGCCCTACCTCAAAAAAGGCGTGACGCTGTTTGTGGACCTGAAGGATGTCCATGTGAAGACCTTCAAGGGCAACGACGGCAATCAAAAGAGCAGCTTGACCGGCATCGTGGACAGCGTTGCCTTTGCCGGAGACAGACTCAAAGAGTCCCCGCCTTCCGCGTCGGGTCGTCGCCATGACCCCGACAACAACCCCGAAACTTTTGACGAGGTGCCCTTCTGATGAAAACTCTTTTCATTCTCCTTATCGCCGCCGCCAACCTCTCGCCTGTGGTGGCCTTCGCCCGTGCGGGCACGCTGATTTCCTGTGAGGGCATCAGCACCGCGCAAGGTTATCGGTATGTGGGGACGTACTGCGTGGACTACCAATGCAAGTACACCACCACCCGCGTGTTTACTTCTTACTGCCCGTTCAGTCTCTGACCATGAAATCATCACACTACAAGACACCCCGTACGATGGCCGAATGCGAGTTCGTGGTCGGTTATCCCATCATTGATCAAGACAAGCCTAGCGAGTGGCGCATGGCCGCTGTTTGCATCGGCGTCATCTTGGCGATCCTTTGGATATTTAGATGAGGCCACTCTACGAAACTCAGAAGCATCTGAGCGTAGAGCAACAGATAGCGGATCGGTTTGCTGAAAGGGCGCAATGCCAAATGATGAAGCTGCCGATTCGCTATCACCTCGACTACGCAATGACGCGAGGAGAAAAAGCCTTTGCGTTTGCCGAAATCAAGACCACCAAGTACGACATTGAGACACATGACCGCTATGGGGGTTTCAAGATCAGTCTAGCCAAGTGGTCAGCAGCAGAGCAGATGTGCCGAATCGCTAGGTTGCCCTTCTACCTTGTGGTCGGCTTTCCTGATTGCATCGGCTATACAAGAACCACAGACTTTTCCCATGACGGGATCGTGTGGTGGGGCAGACAAGACCGGGCAGACTCTCAAGACATGGAACCCGCTATCAAGCTAAACATGACGCGATTTGTGGGGCTGTGATGAACTACAAGAAACGAATAGACGAAACGCACAAAGTCGCCGATGCTTTGCTTAACAAAATCTACGACGAAGCAAAAGCCATTTGTCCTGACGATGACATCTCAAGGCTTAACCGCGAAATCGGTATGCTTCATGCAACCATCCGCAACCTGATGATTGACCTTGAGTTGTCCAAAGATGAAGTGCCCTGAGTGTGGTTTGTTTCTTCGCACCCTTGAGACAAGGAAGACAGAGCAGTGGACACGAAGGTCGCGAATGTGCAAGAACAAGCACAAGGTCTTGACCCGTCAGAAGCCGGGACAGACCGAGACTATCGTGCGTCTGAGCAATTTCGTGCCGAGTGCGAAGCCCGCTACGTCCTGTCCAAACCCCTTGCAGAGCGTCGGGAGTATCTTCGCGGTGTGGAGGAACACCGAGGCATTGCAGGCCGCAAGTACCTTGAGCGAGTGATCCTGTCTGAGTGGCAAAAGAAAGCCCCCACTAAGGGGGGCTAAGGCCGAGTTTTGCCTATAACTCAGCAGGAGAGAGGCAACTACGCTTGCATCATAGCGAGGTTGTTCTTGATGCGCTCATCGTTTGGCGCAAATTCCAAGGCTTTTTTGCAATGCTCGATTGCCTCTGCCTTTAGACCAATGTGCCAAGCTGAAATGCTTAGGTAGTCGTGCGGCTTTTCTGTCCACACTGACGGGTCCATTGTGTATACAGCAGCCTTGTCTTTGATGTCGAGGGCGGCGCGACAGGCCGAATAGCAGTCGGGCCAATTGTTGAATAGATAGGCAAGTTCGGCAACGCGAATCCAAGGTTCGCGTGTATTTGGAGCTTCTGCCGTTGCCCTTCGCGCCCAAGTTAGAGCCGTGTGGAAGTCGCCCTTAGCTTGGTAGGCTTCCGACAGCAGGCGCATCGCGTAGCAACGCTCATTCTGCCAAGTCGCCTCGGGCATCTTGAGGTAGTGATTGAGCCGGTCAATCGCCTCATCCCACAGACGGTAGAAGGTCAGTTCCCGAGCAAAGTAAAAAGCATTCCGAGGCTCATTGGGGTTTTCTTTGACCGACATACGCAGCAGATCAAGATACTGCCCACGGGACTTGGTTGGGTCCGGGTAATGGCTTACTAAAAGCATATCGGTTTCTGCGTATACCTCATTGATCCGCACATCAGGGATTGGGTATTCATGCACCGGACAAAAGAATGAGTAGCCGTGTCGGGCAAAAATCTTTTCGTACTTAAACCGAATGCCGTGACCCCAATCAAAAAGATAGCGCAAACGTGTAGTCTTGCCCATCTCCCAAACGCGCTCAATTTCCTCGCGCCATCCGGGTTCTAATACCTCATCCAAATCAAGACTGACAATAACGTCGATGTCTTTGGGCGTGAGAGCAATCGCCGCATTACGCGCCGCATCAAATCGCCAAGGGGTGATGCAGATGTCATAGACCGTTGCGCCGCATTCCTTGGCAAGTTCAACCGTGCGGTCTGTGCTGCCGGTGTCGGCTATGAGGATCAGATCGGCATCTTTTGCTGAATCGCAAAAACGCTTAACAAACTGTTCTTCATTTTTTGAGATCGCATTCACGCAAATTTTCATATCTTGTTCCTTGTCCATTCACCATAATAAAGTTTTTCTGCGTTTGATCGCGCATCAATTGCTTGTTGCTTTTCTTTGTAGCGACCTAGATAAATCTGTCGATGATTGACCTTGATTGAAACTGCCCATGCGTTTGCCTTGAAATGCACGCCGGGGTGTCCTGTCTTGTTGTTTGATTTAAGTTTGATGTTCTTGCCGTTTTGCGCGTTTGTTGCCTCGCGCAAATTGCAAATGCGGTTGTCAGTCTTGATGCCGTTGATGTGATCAAGCTGATCGTCGGGATGCTTGCCATGATGCAATGCCCACGCGATACGATGGACGTAATGGCGTTTGCCATCAATCATCACGCCAATGTATCCCGCCTTGACGATTGTGCCTGCGGACTTTTTCTTGATGCGGCCTTTGCCGGTCGCAATCCAATGAAGATGCCCCGTGTCGGGGTCATATCTGAACAACCGTTGCAGTTGTTCTATGGGTAGAATTTTGGGAGCCATAACGAACCATCCTTTCGTTGTTGGTCAGAAGGCCCAAGGTGTTAGCGCATCTTGGGCTTTCGCATTCTAGTCTTGTCCTATGAGAGAAACAAAGCGATTTCCGCTTCCCTCCTTTTTACCAAACCCGGCAGCACTTTGCCACCCCCCATTGTCCATTGCCTGAACGCATCTGCCGCACCTTCCCAATCGCCTCGGTTGGCACGCATCCGAATCTGACTGCGTTGAAGGTTGCCTAGACCGGCATTGAAGGCAAAAGAGACAAGAGCGTCAAAGCTGCCTTGACGGCCAACCACGCCGGGAACAAGTCGAAGAACACCACGTTCAAAAGTGCCGACATCATCGCGGAATAGCTCATCGATCTCGGTCTTGGTCCATACGCGATTGTCTTCGGGCTTGATGTTGTATTCATTGCGAATCATCCCGGTGTAGCCTTCTTTTCGGACTACCGGGAGCCTGATCTGTTCTTGGTAGAGAACGTGACCATACCCGATGGTCCAAATGTGGGCCGGGCAAAGATAAGGCTTGCTGCGGAACCCCTCATACTTGTGCATGAGGTCTTCGCCCGCCTTGCTCAGTTTCACTTCTTAGCCCACCCACGCGAGCCGAACCAGTAGCCGATGATCCCGCCAAGGATTGCCATCTCATCGGTAGAAAAGATCAGGTCGGCATACTGAATGATGTCGTCCATGCTCTGAATAAGCTGCGGATGGTTCCACAGATACCACGCCATGAATGCGTTGATGGCGACCAACTCAAACACGAAGATGTAGGTCACGGTCGGGCGCACAGTGCCGACGTAGTTTGCAACCCACCGGCTTGCCTTTTCTAGAACTTGCTCATCGTGCTTTAGCGCCGCTTCGGTCATGCGGGCGTCTGTCTCTAGCATCACCTGTTCGGTGCGAATTTCCTCCATCCGAGCCTGCGCGGCAAACCCCGCTGCTGCCATTTGCAATTCGCGCTCAGTCTGCACCTGCATCATCCGCAGTTCGTGTGCTTGGTCTGCCTTGTTTTGGAAGAAGTCTAAGAGTTTGGGCAGGCCGCTGATCAGCAAGCCGCCAAGGGTCGAGAGTAGAGAAAGCATTAGTGCCTCACCTTGTCTGCCAAATAGTAAAGAACCGCCAAGACAGCGGTTCCGAGAAGTGCAATTGCCCCGCCGTACTTGACGTTGAGCATGAAGTCTTGCTGCCGCAGCCGATGCTCGCGCTCTCGCTTGTCGCGCTCCCGCTTAAGCCGGATGCGCTCCATGATCATTTCGTTGTAGACGTTCTCACCGTAGTGAGCGATGATCAGAATCTTCAGTTCGTACTCTTGCTTGATCAACGCCTGCTTGTGCATCGTGATCTGCAAAGCTTCCTGCTCAATGCTGTCGTCGTGCAGCAGACGCTTAAAGACCGAGGGCTTCTTGTTGGCCTTCTCGGTGGCGAGGCGGTTGAAGTCCCCAAACGCCCCGTACCACTTGCCAATCTGACCGGCAACATCCTGAATCTCGCGGCCCGTGGCGACAAGTTTCTTGACTGCACCGAAGGCGGCATTCGCTGCTGAGACTGCCGCAAGAATGCCGGTTATCGGTTCCATCACTTATCTGCTTTGTGATCTAGCTTGGCAAAGATTTGCCTGCAAATATCCTTCAGTTCGTCTATGTCGCGGTGGTAAGTGTCTTTGGTGACATAGACATGAGGCATCTCACGCAAGTCTTTATCAATCCGATTGATCGTGCGCGTGATGTTGTTAAGCACCCATCCCCCGAGGAATGCGGCCACACCAAAAATAGAATTAATGAAAACTTGCGATTCCATTTTTTAACTCATGTTTTAGTAAAGCGGGAACGGCGCAGTCGGCGGCGTGAAGTTGGCGGTGTACCGGGCATAGCCCTTGGTGATGCGGAGGTCGTCGATCCAACCATCTAACGGGAAACTTCCACCGGCATCTCTTCCAATCCACAGACGACCATCCGGGATTGCGTTGAATGTGGCAGTAGTGGTTGTTCCTGCTGCTATGCCATTGATGTACAAGGTGTGCGTGGAGCCGCTTCTTACAAACGCGAGGTGATACCAAACACCAGTAGTGACCGTCGCTGAACTATCAACAGTGAAGGCTGTGCTCCCGGAACAAACGCCACCACGAACAGCGTTTGTAGGTAGGATTTGAATGAAATAACTGTAGTTGCTGTTACTTGCTGACCCGTTTTGAAAACCCAACACGCGCTTAAAGTCTGCGTTCAGAGTATTAAATCTAACGAAGCATTCAACTGTGAAATTACCATCTGCAAGTACGAGATTGACAGTTGGCGAGGTGGTAACAGCATCCCCACTCCCATCAAACGCTATTGACGCCCCGCCGAACTTGCTCTGCGCGGTGCTGATCTGCGCGTCGCCAACCGTTTCAAGGTTGTTCATCTCGGCGTTGTCGATGATGCCTGCGTTAATGAAGTTGGTCAGGAAAGAAGTGTTGGTGATGGCCGTCAGCGGAGAAGTTGGGACGGTCAATGTGGACGATGCGGCGTTATATGGACCACTCCCCTTAATAATGCGGAGGTTGCTTATATAGCCGTTAGTGAAACGAGTATTGCTTTGCCATGTACCAATCCGAAGATCGGATGTGGCTGTGATATCAAAAGAGTTTGTAGTCGTTGCAATCCTTGTTCCGTCAATATATGTGCTTAAAGTTGTTCCAGTTCTAACAGCGGCAACATGGTGCCAAGCGCCGTCATTAAGGCCACTGCCTGCCTCTAATACTTCAAGAGCTGAACCACTAAACACAGAAAGATAAAGACCGGACCCGGAAGCACTTAAAGCAAAGTACCAACCATTATTGCTTGTTGGAGCACCATATACATTGGCAATAGATTGATATGCAACGGTAGCAGAAGTATTGATCCAACATTCAATCGTAAAGTCGCCCGTACCAAAATACAGCGCGGCATTGTTTGCAACAGTTAGGCTATCCCCGCTTCCATCAAAGTAACCACTCCCGCCATCAGTGCCTGCGGCATAGGGCGCAGTCGGATTGAACGGGCTGAAGCGTTGGACGCTCACATCGCCGTTGCGCGTGATGGCAAAGTTGTTGCTGCTGTTGTCGATGAAGCGGTTGCTCTGACAGGTCAGCAAAGAAGTGTTGGTGATAGCGGTGAGGGGCGAGGTTGGGGGAGTGAAGTTGGCGGTGTAGACGGCGGTTCCTTTTACCGCCCTCAGATTGGATATATAGCCGTTGAATGCCCAACTGTTATCCAATATATCGTAACCAATGGTTGCAGTAGTGCCGACATAATTGGTACTATCTGTGACTGATACAACACTTGTACCGTTTAAATATATGGTTAATGTTGTTCCGTTTTTAACAAACGCTATGTGGTTCCAAGTATTTAACGGGGCAGACACTGCCGATAATGCAACTTGAGCGCTGTTGGTATACCAAACAGGTCTTGATGTTCCTGTTTCAAAACCAAGAAACGATCCGACAGCGCCGCTTGACCGCGTGCTAAACAGCGATTGATACGCCGAAGTTGCGGTCAAAAAGAACCAACACTCAACGGTAAATGATGCCGTGCCCCATGCAAATGCGGAACTGCTTGCTGCGCTTAGATAACTTGAGCCGTTAAAATAATTACTCCAATTGCTCCCAAACGGCGTAAACGTACCCTGCGTTGTGTTGCCGTTGCGGGTGATCGTGAAGTTGTTGGTGCTGCTGTCGAGGAAGGTGTTGTTCTGCGCCCCGTTCGTACCGTTGCCGGGGAGCAGCATCGTGACGTACTCAAAATAGTCGTCAGCAGGCCCAAACAGCGGAGGCCAATTCAAACCTTGCTGTGCGCGTTTCTGCTTCTTGAGTGACCAAAGGCCGGAAGCCGCCGACTGAGATGGGAACTGAGCCATGCCTTACTCCTGCGTGAGCAACATCCACGATGTCGTGGCTTCGTCCCAGACATACCGCTTGGGCGCTTCAGGCGTGCCAACATCCGTCGGATACGGCACGGGCGCGTCCCACCGGCAGGTGTCTTCGTTCAGCACCCACGACGGGAACGGCTTAGGCGGGATGAACGCATCGCGGGTGCTGTCGTAGGTGAAGCCCTCGCCTGCGTAGTTCTTGCGGATCGTGGCGTTGTAGGAGGTTTGCAGCCATGTGCCGCCGAACAAGTTGCGGCAGAAGTCAGCCCCTTTGGCTTCGGACTCCACGCCGTTGTCCATGAGTTCGTTGTTGTGAACGACGATGACTCGAAGCACCGTGTTGTTCAGACCAATCTCTGCGAAGTGAGCCATTGTTCTTATCCTCAGAAAGTGATGCTGCCCGAGGCAGTGAATGTGTAGATGGTGCGACCGCCAGAGGTTGTGACGGTGGGGGAGCCAGTAGTCGATGCGGCTGCTTGAGGGGAACTGATAATGACTACCCCGGAGCCTCCTGTGCCTGTCGTTGCGGCACCACCGCCACCGCCACCCCCACCAGTGTTTGCCGTGCCTGACGCACCCGCACTTGCGTATGAACCACCGGCACCCCCGCCGCCAGAACCACCAGAAGTGGAACTACCGTAGTAAGTGCCTCCACCCCCACCGCCTGCGTATGTAACGCTTGAGCCTGTGATTGAAGATGCGAGGCCATTGCCCCCACTTCCCCCGTATCCGCTTCCAGAAGCATTTGCGTTTTGACCAACAGCACCGGCACCACCACCCCCGCCGCCGGTTGCCCACCCCGCTAAATCAGGCTCTCCACCGGCATTTCCTTGCCCCGCAGTACCCAATCCTTTTGCAGCAGGAGCGTATTGACCACCGCCGCCCCCAGAACCGCCATTACTTGCGGCGGTGGCTACGCCCGTGCTGCCGTTGTAATTCGCGCCTTTCCCGCCGCCGGTAGCGGTGATGTTGTAAAAAACGGAGTTACTGCCGTTTGTGTTTGATGTTCCACCCCCTGAACCCCCGCCACCCACGGTCACTGTAAGTGATGTTCCCATAGGAACAGAATAGCTAGACGCAGTCAGTAAACCGCCTGCGCCACCACCGCCGCACCAACCGTTCGAACTGCCCCCGGCACCACCGCCACCGGCCACAACAAGGTAGTCAACAAGAATGGACAAACTCGGCCAATTGTCGCCTGCCTCTGCGCGGTAGTTGTCCATCAGACTCCAAACGTCTGATGCTGATGTGGAGCTTGGGAATTGAGGCATGGTCAGAACGTGATTGAGCCGGAGGCGTTGAACGTGTAGATGGTGCGACCTGCGTTGGTCGTAACCGTTGGCGATCCAGTGGTTGAGACTGCTGCGCGGGGCGCGCTGATAATCACGACGCCGGAACCTCCTGCGCCACCAACACCAGTTGCATAGCCTCCGCCTCCACCACCGCCTCCGGTGTTAGCCGTAGCCGATGTACTTCCACCACCGTTGGTGCCACCTTGACCACCGCCGCCCAATCCACCCGATCCACCAGAACTGGCATAAGTACCACCACCGCCGCCGCCTGCTCGCGTTATTGATGAGCCGGTAATGGAAGATGCCGTTCCAGCACCTCCGTTGCCACCATTGTCGGTTCCAGATGGACTACCCCCTGCGGCAGACGCGCCACCGCCGCCTCCTGAACCGTAGTTCACATTAGCGGTTGATGTCCCGCCCGAATTACCTTGACTGGGTGATGTAGATGGTGTGTTACCTGCACCTCCTGCGCCTGAACTGTTTGAACCACCGCCGCCAGAGCCACCACTTGCGCCTGCTTTGTTGTAGCCGTTTGCCCCGCGTCCGCCACCAGTCGAGGTGATTGTGCTGAACACAGAATTACCGCCACTTGTTGCGTCACTTGAGGAGGTCTGTTCAGTACCACCCGTGCCACCGCCTCCAACAGTTACCGTGTATGAGATGCCGGAATTCAGCGCAAGACTACTCCCGTCGCGATAACCTCCTGCACCACCGCCACCTCCAAGATACCCACCGCCACCGCCACCGCCGGCGACAACAAGGTAGTCAACAAGCACAGGCACACTCGGCCAATTCCCACCCATGACAGCATCACGCTGATCCATCAGGTTCCAGCGCCCGTAGGCGCTTGTCGGTGACGGGAAGTCAGCCATGATTACGAAATGTCTTCGTAGGAGCAAACGGCTTGCAGATCACCGTTGGCGTTTGCCGTCAGACGCAACGAATCGCCTTCTTCCAAGTAGATGGAATTGCTAATCACATCTAACGTGGCATCAGCAGGCACAACAATCGTTGAAGAAATTGCATAGGCCACCGAAGACCTAAACACATCTACCGTCACTTCAGCATTGTTAGTGCCATCAATGTTGGCAACATACAAAGCATTGACCTTCAATACTTTGTTGCTTGCAGCAGAATTGGTGACGATAGCGGTTGCGGTTGTAGTAACAGAAAGAACGGCAGTTTTGCCGTAAATTGCAGTTACGTTGACGATATTAGGATTTGCCATTTCAGCCTCCGAAGACTATTGCCATCGCAATAGCTTTGCCAGTTGTTACATAGTTAGGTGTTACCCAAGAAGGTGCGGAACTACCATTCGATTGCAGAAGTTGTCCTGCTGTTCCTGCGCCGAGGAAAGCTGTGGTGTTTGCGCCGGACTGATACACGATCTGTCCTGCACCACCGCCGGTCAACGATGCAATTGAACCAAGCAACGTGTCGCCCGGTTGAAGCTCTTGAATCGTTGTGCCGTTTAGGACAAGTGAATAACGAGTTGCCATTTTTTTATCCTCAGTAGACCGGCACGTTGACCGTTGTTCCGGCATAAGTGAACACCGACAAGAAACCACCGCTGATTGCCACGTTGACCGTTGTGCCGCCATTGGTCAACACGGGAAGATACGTCGCCGCCATAGGGCCGGTCGAACCAGTCGGGCCAGTTGGGCCGGGAACAGTTGAGGCTGCGCCCGTAGAGCCTGTCGGGCCGGTGGGTCCGGTATTGCCCTGCACACCCTGAATGCCCTGCACGCCTTGAGGGCCGGTTGGTCCTGCATCGCCCTGAATGCCTTGTGCACCTGTAGGCCCAGTAGGTCCGACAGCGCCCGTGGTTCCGGTGGGGCCGGTTGGCCCTGCAATGCCTTGGATGCCCTGTGCGCCAGTGGGTCCGGTAGGTCCGGTGTCGCCTTGGATGCCCTGATTGCCCTGCGGTCCTTGCGGTCCCGTTGGGCCGGTGTCGCCTTGGATTCCTTGCGCTCCGGTAGGCCCGGTCGGGCCGACAGCACCCTGCGCCCCGGTAGGCCCGGTGTTGCCCTGTGGACCCTGATCGCCTTGGATGCCTTGCGGGCCTTGGGGTCCGGTTGGTCCGTGATCGCCCTGAATCCCTTGTGCGCCAGTCGGGCCGATAGGTCCAGTCGGGCCGGGGACGGTAGAAGCATCACCCGTAGGCCCGGTCGGGCCGGTGTTCCCTTGTGCCCCCGTTGGGCCGGTTGCGCCCGTATCGCCGGGAGTGCCTTGGATGCCTTGCGGTCCCTGTGGACCAGTGGGACCAACAAAGCCCTGTGGACCCGTAGGACCGGCAGCGCCAGTCGGGCCGTTCTGCGTGTAGGTGACTTGGGTGGCCGTGAAGATAACGCCCGGAATCTGCGGGGAAACCGGAGTTGTTCCCGGCGGGACAGTCTGAATTGATGTGGTCGTATTTGTCGTTGACCAAATCATTTCGATGTAGTCTGCCGTTGCCAACTTCAGCACGAAGTTGACAGTCATCAGACCATACCCGTCCACGTTGCCGTGACGCTGCTGAATACTCAGACGAGTATCGGAATCGGGAATGTCGCCCGAGCTTCCCGCGTTGTTCTTCCGCAGCCACACGTTGACATCGTGAATCTGCGTGTCGGTGTTGACGAACTGAATTGAGAACGTCAGGCTGTAGGTTCCCGCCTGCGAGAACGTGACGCGGCTGTTTGAGACAACGCTAATCCCGTTTGAGTCAGGATCGGTGTTGTTGAGTGTGATTGAGTAAGCCGTATCGGGAGCCGCCGCGACTTGATCCTGCGTAGACCAAAACGATCCCCAATACGCGACAGTGCCGCCTGCGCCGGGGTTGCCTTGCGGGCCAGTCGGGCCTGTCGAGCCTTGAGGGCCGGTAGGTCCAACAAAGCCTTGATCGCCCTGCACGCCTTGGGGTCCGGTGGGTCCGTGGTCGCCTTGGATACCTTGCGGGCCTGTTGGACCAGTGGGTCCGGGCACGGTTGAGGCATCGCCTGTAGGACCAGTCGGACCTACGTTGCCTTGAGAACCTGTAGGTCCAATCGGGCCGGTCGGTCCGGGCACGCCTTGGTCACCCTGAATACCTTGTACGCCCTGTGGTCCCGTAGGTCCAGTGTCCCCTTGAGCGCCAGTTGGGCCGGTTACGCCTACGTTTCCCTGCGCTCCGGTCGGGCCTGTAGCGCCCTGCGGTCCTGTTGGGCCGTGGTCACCTTGAATGCCTTGGTTTCCTTGCGGCCCAGTCGGTCCAAGATTGCCTTGAGCGCCCTGTGTACCCGTCGGTCCAGTAGGTCCAATATCTCCGGTAGGGCCAATCGCGCCGGTCGGGCCTGCCACACCTTGTGATCCGGTCGGGCCTTGCGGTCCGGTAGGCCCATGATCGCCTTGAATGCCTTGGATGCCCTGAACGCCTTGCGGGCCGGTCGGGCCAATTGTTCCTTGCCCGCCTTGATTGCCGGTCGGACCCGTAGGCCCAATGCTTCCCGTGGGGCCGGTCGCGCCTTGAATGCCCTGCGCCCCAGTCGGGCCGGTTGCGCCAACACTTCCGGTCGGGCCGGTCGCGCCTGTGCTGCCCGTAGCTCCCGTGGGACCAGTAGGTCCACCCGCAGGACCGGGGGCACCCGTGGCACCCGTGGGTCCGGCAGTTCCGGCAGGGCCGGTTGGGCCAAGCGCCCCCGAAGGCCCGGTCGGTCCTGTAGCCCCGGAAACGCTGCGGTCAAGCCTGACGCTTACATCAGGCGTGGGGATGACCTGAAGATTGACGTTGTTACCGTCTTGGACGACAACCTTGATGTTGCTCATACCACCACCACCCCGTCGGAGCGAACAAGGAACAGCAGGAAGATGATTGCGTCATCCTGCGGCGTGCTGCCACTAGCGGGGAAGGAAACCTTGATGCGACCTGAGAAACCCACGCAATCCTGAGCGTTGATTTCTAGCTGAGGATCGCTGTTGATCAGCGACCAAGTGGAATCGTCAATGACAAGCGTAAACGTGCCTGCCGCGTCATTGCGGTTGCTTATCGTGAGGTTGACCGGCGTGGGGGTCGGCGTGTAATCCGCAATGTCGAATGTCAGACCGTTGCGGGTGTCTACGATGTTGCTGACTTGTCGCCGGACGATCTGAGCGTCAAGCGTTGCGCCGGTCAGAGGGATCGGCAGGCCGGTGGAACAGTTGGTGAACGAAAGATTCCAATAGGTCTTTTGGTTCCAAACCAGTTCACCGGCAAGAATGGGGTTGTCGAACCCGCTGACTTGGGCAAGCGTATTCTTGTTGAAAATCGCTATGGCTTTACCCTGCCTTTCTTGCAAAGCACAGGAAGCCCTGATTGCTTGACATCCTGTTTCCCCTAACCGGGTAGTGACGCTCCCCACACTCTTGCGGGGCTACGGATGGTGTCTTATCTTGCTAAATTCTATTTAAGTTTTGCCTCCAAGTCAGCAACTTTTTGCGATAGCTCTTGCACCGCTTTGATCAGCGGAGCGATGAATTCTGTATATCGCAAACCCTGAGTGCTTTGGTCGTCGTCTTTGTTGTTCAGCACCCATCCGGCAAAGTCGTCCACACCCAAAGAGTCAAGGGTGGCTTTGACCTGTTGGGCTTTAAGCCCGTGGAAAGTGCGAACACCGGGCCTCGGGTTGCCTTCTGCGTCTACACCGCCAATCTTCCACTTGTAAGAAACAGGCTCAAGAGCGTTGATAAACGACAAACCAAGGGATGACCCTAAGATTGTTTTGTCGCGCTCATCAGAGGTGTTGATAGTGCCAGTGGCCGCATAGACCACCGACCACCTAGCACCCACGCCGCCGCAAGTGGTTGTGTTGTCTGTTGTCGGACTGAATCGGCCTGAGAGCGCAACCGTGACGCTTGACCCGCCTGCGGCTTGGACTGCGCCATTGGTGCCGTTAATGACGATATACCCGCCGTTAGTAGTGACGGTGCTGCCATTGACGGTTAGATCGCCCGTAATGACTGCTTTGCCAACCGCCTTCAGCGCAAGAGAGGTGCTTTCTCCCGATTCCTCAAACTGCCCGCCAACCGTGTTTTGACCATACGCGATTCCGCGCACGCCGATAGCTGCGCGTGTAGTGCCGGGAGCAAAGCCGATACCTTCAACGCCGTACCAAAACCCTTGCGAAGAAAGTGCAGGGGTTCCGGTGGAATTTGAAGAAACGCTTACGGCATAACCCGCGCCGGTTCCTTCAACTGTCAGACTGTTTGCGCCTGAAGTTGTGGAAGGCTTGATGATGACCGTGGCGGTTGAAGAACCGTCAACGGTGGAACCATTAAACAATGCCGACTTGCCGACAAAGTTGCCCGTGACGCTAAGTGTTGATCCATCCCACAACAGCGATTGCGTGGTCGAGCCGATGCTGAACTTGTACGCGCCACCGCTGTAGCCAAGGAAGAAACCTGTTCCGGTGTTGTAGTCGGTCTGACCGCCCCTGATCTTGCCAAGGGTGTTTATGGTCAAGGTGTCTTGAACCGTCAGCGCACCCGTGTTGACCGTAATGGCCGACAGCGTGCCGACCTTCAGGCTTGAGATGTAAGGCGTCGTCCACACCGTGTTGCCGGTGGTCGGGTCATAGATGCCATCGCTTTGATACAGCGAGTCAGTGCTAGATGGGTTGGGGTCAGACGCGCCCCAAGTAGCCGAGAAGCCCCAAGTGGACAAAGACTGTGCGCTTGATGGGAATGATACAAAACCCGATGTGGTGATATTGCCCGATACCGGAGCCGGGTTGTTGGGCACCCGCGCAAAACAGATACGAGAGGATGCGCCATTTGTACCCGTGCCTGTTGGACCAGTGACTCCTGTTGGTCCAGTGACTCCCGCATATCCCGCAGCGACGATACTCGCCGTCGTCCAATTGATCGTGGTGGTCGTGGCAGTTTCGGCATCAATGATTGATGCTGTCGCAGACCACAACGTAAATCCCGCCGACGGGGAAGCAGTAATTGTGGAACTCCACCCGGCAGGATTCGGAGTAAATGTTCCCGTTGACCATGTATAGGTTGATGTGCCTGTCGGCCCTGCGGGAAGCGTGACCGCCCATTGATAAACAACCGGACGCGCCGTCTTGCTGCCGGGAGTGCCAGTGGGGCCATTTATGCCATTTGCAGACTGAGCGATGACATTGAACCCGCTAGTCCAATTCACCGTGGTGCTAACAGTGCCTCCCACGTCTGCAACTTCTTTTGCGGCAATCCACAAATAAATGCCGGGAGTGCCGGGGTTGGATGGCAGAGACACGCCCCATCCATTGCCGCCCGTGTAAGAAGTATTTACGCCGGTTGCCCAAACATACGTCGAAGTTCCCGACGGGTTGCCGGGTTGCGTGGGCGACCATTGATACAAATACGCAATTGCGTATTGATTGCCCGTTGCGCCGGTGTTGCCTGTTGGCCCCGTTATGCCGGTCGGCCCCGTTGTCCCTGTCGGGCCTTGCGTACCCGTTGGGCCTGTTACGCCCGTTGGACCAGTTATGCCGGTCGGGCCTTGCGTGCCGGTCGGACCTTGGTTGCCGGTCGGGCCGGTTATGCCGGTCGGTCCTTGGCTTCCTGTTGGCCCCAAATTGCCTGTAGGCCCAGTCGGGCCGACGATACCCGCATCCAAAAAGATGAACTGTAAGGAGTTGAACGCGGTTTGATAAACGGTGCCCGTGTTGTCCTTGTATCGAGCAGGAACAGACAACAGCGCAGGCGAGCTTGTCATGGCCGTGGGGTCGCCCCACCGCGCATAAGTGCCACCGTCTGTGATAGCGCCCATCACAAGACCGCCCGTGGTGGTGATGTCACCATTCCCGGTGGTGGACGAATTGCCAATGCGCCAAGTGTTGTTTACGAAAGCAGGGTCAGTGTCAGTTTGCGATGTGACAAAGTTGACCTGAACGCCGCCGAACGTCAAATAAAGCTGCGGATTGATGTTTGTGAAACTTGGTACGCCGCCCGTTCGCGGCACCTGAATCACAACAGGTGACCAAGACGTAGCGATTAGCGAAGAAACAATCGGTGCCCAAGAGAACGAAGCTGAAGTCGTTGACTTCTGCGATGTGGCAATCTCATTGCTGATCGCAAAAGCAAAGTAGTAGGTGCCCGAGCCAACAATGACGTTACTAAATTTGATTGCCGAACCGGCAGGAAACACTGCTTCATTGATCGGCGTTTGAACGCTCCACACATCCCAATCGGTTATTGAGGGAGTGGCCGATTTGGTGTAGTACAGAGTCACGCTTGTGACCCGCACAGTGCTTGGCAATTGACAGGTGACGCTAAATGTCGGGGGCGACAGAGCAGGCTGCTGATCGCTAAAAGTCGGTGCTGCCAGTGCCGGGAAGTAATACCCGGATTGAAGGTCAGAGTTGGGCGCAGGCGCGAATGCCGTGATCGGCATATCGTCGTATACCGATGCGTTGTACTCGCTCAATTCAAAACGCGCACCAAGGTTGCCATCCGGCAGACTTGCTTCATTGACCTTGATGACGCGGAACAGCTTGTTCGTCCAACCGTAGGCTGCATTGGTTACGCTAACCACGTCGCCTGCGTTGACCTGAATGCCGGTGTATGCCGTGTTGAATGAAACAACCAAATCTTCGCGGGCCTGCTCCAACATGCGATTGCCAAGGTACTGCGCCTGAACAGAGTCATTGACCATGCTCAAGGTCGCGGTGTACTTGTTTACCGGCTCATTTGGATAAAGCAATGGTGAAGGAATTGGTTTCCACAAAGACAAGTACACAAACCCCGGCTTGTCTTTGTTTTCTTTCCAAGGGAACGACAACTCAACTTCGTTGATGCTCGATGTGATGTCGGTGGCCGATACTCGAATGTCGCCAATGATGTTGGTGTCATCAAACGCAAAGCCCGTGGACTCTGCTTTGTTGATGATGGGTGCCCACTGCCCCGACTCGGCTTGATAGCCAATCCATGAGTCGCAAGCAATCAAAATGTTTTCGATGTTGTTCAGTACGGTTTCACCCGTATCAAGTACACCGTTGATCCGATACCGCGCTTGAGTCGCAGACCCGCCGCCAGAAGGCGTGTAGGTGATGGTTTGATCTGAGTAGGTATCAAGGTCGTCGCAAGCAGTGGTGTTGACGTTTGCCAAAGGCACCGCGCCGCCATAGACCGTGTTGGTCAGATAGTCCTTAAGGACAGAGCCGGGCTTGGCGACACCCGTAAAATTCAATGCGTGCTTGACCCTAAAGGTCAGAGGCTGCAAGCCGGTTGATCCCGCATCGGTCGAATACTTTAGGTAAACGATTGCGAATGCAAGCCCGTTCATTTGCCGACCAGAGGAAGGCCAACGAAGCGAAGCGGGGATGTCTGCGCCTCCCATTGCAACATTCGGCGCGGTGCCTAAAACCGGCGTAATTGCACCGCCTGTTGTCGAGGTGTAGAGGTTAATGTAAAGGTAACCGTTGATCTTTGTATCGACGTTACCTGCGCCGTCAGTCAGAGATGCGACTTGGTTGGTCCCCGGCGCAAACGTGATAAGCCGATCACCGTAGTAGAACTGCGTAGTATCAAAAGTGAACTGACCGTTTGGCGAAATATTGCTGATCGCCAACACGTAGTACATCGCTTGGTTGTCGGTGGTCAGCACCGCATCGACAAACGTGCCGCCCATCCATGCTTCACCGTAGACAACAGGAATTGAGTTGTCTGCGCTTGGCGGGACTTGCTGCCGAACCCCGTTGTCTTGCTGTCGAGGAGGCTTTGCTCCAAAGACGCGATTGACGGTATAGGAAATAGCGAAGTTCGCCGCCATCGCGAACAAAACGCTTGATTGATACAAACCAATTACGGTTCCTACCGCTTGACCAATTGCATAGGCGACAGTCGAAAGTGTGATTGATACCGGCATTTCTTATTCCTTGCAGAAGGTGGACTCAATCCGCTTGAACCCGCGACCCTCTAAATCGATTGATGGGCTGTTAGCCATAAGCGACACGCTCATCACTTGCGCTCGACCTTCCTTGATCAGCTTTTCAGCCTTGACCTTGTAGGCGACAAACAACTTGCCTCCGATTGTTCCGCTTCGATGCTCGGGGTCAACCCACCAAGCCAACTCTTTAACTTCATGCACGCCGGGGCACCAAATGTTTGGCGTGACGATGGCAGCAATCATTCCTCTATATTGACTGTCAACAAAGATAAACCCGCGACCACAGATCAGGCTAAACAGGAAGTGCCTTACATAATAGTTGTCGTGGAAAGCTGCTTGTCGAAGTTTGAAGATAGGCGACTCTGATGCGTACTTACGCATCATCTCAACGCAAGCATCTAAATCAAACTTGGAGGCTTCGCGGATCAATTTTGTTGTGTCTCCGGTATTTCTTGCCCGCCACCCGGCTCTGAAATGCTGCCCGTGTTGGGCTTGCCGCCGAAGTCAAAGTAGGTGTTTGAGATGGCATCGACTCGGCTCATGGAGGTGTCGCCGGGGTAGATTGATTGCCAAATGGTTTTGTTGGTCTTAATGCCTGCAAGCCGGTTTTCTAGAACCCGCCTCATGCTTGAGCAAGTGATGTTGCAAGTCGCCACTCGCTGCCGCATCTGCTCGTTGAAGTCTTCTGTAATGTTGACGTTGTTGATGATGCCTTGCCACCGCTTAAAGAACTGAAGTGTCGGCGTGGTGATGATCTGATTGTCAGAATCAAGGAAGCCGCGCCAAATCTCTACGGTGCTTCCCTTGATGTCGCTTGATAGGATCAGAGCAACGTAGTTCGGGTCAATGCCCGTGAGGGAAATCGACATGTCAAACGAAGTCGCTTTGACATCGCGCTGCACTTCACCGACGGCCAATAGCGCGCCAAGTGCGCTAAACGTGATGCCACTTACCGTAACAGCCGCAGCGGCGTTACAGAAGGTGTAGACGGTTGGCGATGAAGGATTGCCAACTGACAGCTTGACGAATTCGGCGTGTCGGATGTTTGCGCTGTTAAGCGCGGTCATCGTGGTGGTCATGGCGCGACGTTCTCCCGAAACACGAATGGCTCATCCCAATTCACAAACGCGCCGTTTGTCATAGGCGTGAGCGAGTAGGTCGGGCAGACTTCCGCATACACGGGGAAGTAAACAGACGAACCAACTGCCGTGAGCGTTCCTGTGGCGGGTGTGCCAATCACCGGACGATGAAGATTGACGCTGACCGTTGAGGCACTTCCTCGCAGCACATTGGCCGTGACTTTGTAGACGTAGCTGCCGAGTTGCAGGAAGTCGCCCGCCTTAAAGACATAGGACGTGGAAGATACGGCAGGAAGATTGCCAACCGTGATCGTCTGAGAGTTGGCAGGCGGGACTGATGCAAGCGTCAAAGCCGCAGCTTGTCCTGCACTTAGGTCGCCCTGATAAGCCGTGAACCAAGAAAGCGTGGTGCCGCTAAATGTGATGTTTGCCGCCGTCTGCCGGTCGAGGTTGTCGATGGTCTGAATGACATCCCGCACCTGTGGGTAGTACAGGTAGTTGTGCGGGACGATGGTGAAAACCCAAGGAACGGAAGTAAGGTACTGCGCCGTCCTGATCTGCCCGCCCCGCGTCACTTGCTGACCGATAGTGCGTCGGTTGTTCACAGTCATCGACTGCTGAATATCAACGATGGTTTGGAATGACATTTACATTCTCCCTGCGCCCAATGGCAGTCGTTTCTGAGCGTACAGGTTAGCCGCCCACACTGCGTTTGAACTGCCCATGATGCGTTCTTCAAACGACTTCACATCAATCGCGTTGATGTAGTTGTTGGTCACGGTGGTGCCACCGCCTGCGCTTTGCAGATTGTGGTTAGGGATGATGGTGCCACTCATGCGCGGCACAAACAGTTCAGGCCCACGCTCACCGACAAGGTAGGCAGAGTTGCCCGTTACAGGCCCGCCCATCGCCCGCGTGGGAAGGTTGAAGCCGAAGACGCTTGACAACAACTTCATGGCCGAAGCCTTCAGTTGAATAGCAATCATGTCAAGGATGATGCTGCGGGCAAACTCTTTAAAGTTCAGCTTGCCGGTACGCACGAAGTCGTCAAGCGCACGGGTCATGTTGCCCATCAGCGAACCGAACATCATCGCGCCGGTTTCCATGTCCTTCGGGAATTCTTTGAAGAAGTCGCCCGCAGCCTTTTTAAAGCCTTCAAACACGCCGATGTCTTGGTTGGCTTTTTCTGATTCTTCTCGAATCATGTTAAGCAATTGCAACCTACGCTGATAGAGTTCATTCAAACGCTTTTCAGCATCTTCACGATCCTTGGGGGCAAGAGAGGCTTCGCTCAGTTTTCTATGTTCTTCTGCAAGTTCAGCAGTCAAACTAATGCTTGAGCGCAAAAATTGATAGTTGTACTCTTGCATATTGCTGCGCTGCAATTCAAGATTGGTCAAACGCTCTTCAGTAGTCAATGCGCGATTCTGAGCCTCGTCGTACTCCTTGATTGCCTGCACATAATTTATGTATGCGACAGTCGCATCGTCTATGTCTTTCTGTTCTTCCATCCGAGCGCGATGTGCCTTGGCAGCCATATCTCCACGGCGCTTGATTTCTTTTTCTTCTTCTCGCTTGCGCTTTTCTTCTTCAGGATTAACACCTTCCTTCACATCCCGAATCTTTGGGCCGGAAGGCCCGGTAACCAAGGGAGGATTGATGAACCCGCGACCGGCACCGGCTTGCGAACTGCCCGATTGCATATTCTTGAGTTCGCCATTCATCGCCGCAAGGATCGGTTGCCACTTGGCAAGCTGATCTTGGGCTTCCTTCATCCTCTCCCGATAGGTTCCCTTCCAAAACGCCGACACGTTCGGGTCTTGAAGCAGCTTTTCCATTGCGGCAATTTCGTCTTTTGCCGCCGTGATTTGAATTTCGGCAAAGTCTTTCTTGAGCGTGCCGAAGAAACCTTGGATGAGCGTGCCTGACTTGGCGTGTTGGCTCATCTTGTCCAATGCTTCGTTGATTCTGCGAAGTGCAGGCTCTAGGAAGTCAACAAAGTTAAGCGTCAGATTGCGACTTGCCTGACCTAGCTTGTCGTAAAAGTCAGCAAGCAACTTGATGGCGTTGGCCTGACGCTCTGTTACATCATTGGCCTTGTTGATGCCTTCGGCAACGCCCGCGATGTCTACGCCCTTTGCCGCCTTGCCTAACAACTCCATTGCCTTTGCGGAGCGCGTCAGCGGGTCTTCAATCTCAGCAAGACCTTGGACGGTCTTTAGGAAAAGCTGCTGACTTGTCAGGGATTCAAGGTCTTTGAGCGAAACGCCAATCTTGGCAAAGTTTCGTTGCGCCTCAAACGATCCCTCTGCCGCCTTGTCCACATAGTTAGTGAACGAGGCAAACATCTTGCCTGCATCTTCAGCTTTGCCGCCTGAGTTGGCTAGGGCATTCTGTAGCTTGACGACGGTATCAATGGCCACATCATTTGCCGCCGCCACGTCAGCAATTTCATCGGCAAACAACATTGCCTTGGTGGTCATGGCAGCAAATGCCGCCGTTGCCACCGTTGCCATGCCTTTTGCCTTGCCGACAAACTCTTCCATCTTCTTGCCCGATTGAGCAAGACCCTGATTGAATTCGGCGGTGTTCAGCCCGAGCAGTACGCCCAAGCGTGCAATCATGTTAGCCACGTTTGAACCTTTCTTTATTGAAGCCCGGTGCCATCGTCATAAAGGTCAGAAGCTGCTCGTTGGCTTGAGCCTTCTTCTGTTCCTCGGTTAGCGGGGGATAGATGTAATCGTATGCGGGACCAAGCACTTTCTCAAGCGAAAACGGCGGCGCATTGGATGATCTCATGTAGTTGAAGACGCCCGAGACAAGCGACCCCAACAGGTAGATGACGTTGTGATTGCCAAGCATCCCGTCGGCATACATCGTCTGTATATCGCCCATTAAATCGTAGTCAATGGCAGCAATTGAGTCTTGTGTGTGCCCGTTGAAGATCATTGCCGCCTCTACCTGTTTCTTCAACGAGCGTGTCAGTTTCCCCGCGATTCCCGGTAGTTCGGGGAGATGACTTCGGCAATCTTCTCAATTAGGGCAAGCTGCGTGGACATCGGGAATTCCGCTTCGATGTCCTCGTAGGTGATGTCTGCCATCGTGCCCTCTACAGGGACAAGCAGCTTGATGAATTCGGTGATGCGCGTTTGCGTCATCACTTGAGTGCGGACAGTCTGACGGGTCGATTTGCCCTCAATCAGAATATCGTCGTCAGTAAATTCGAAGCCGGTCTTTTCGGCGTCGTCCTTAAATTCAAGAATTGGCTTTGACAGCTTGTCGAACAGTTCTTGAATCTTCACTTCGTCGGGTTCGTTGATGCGTTTGAAAATAGCATCAGTCTCAGCGACGACCGGAACCCTGACCTTGAAGGTATGCCCTCCAAGTTCAAACTTGCGAATGCGGAGTTCTTCCCGCTTGGCTTGGTATGACTCACCAAGCGCGGCTGCAATCTTGCTCATTTCTTAAATTTCCTTGACTTGTATTTAGTGATCTGCGCGGCCAATGTTTTTCCCAAGTCATTGGCTACTGCTGTTGCATTGCTCTCAAGCGCAGGACGCAAGAATGGATTTCCATCTTTGTTTCTCATTCTTGCGGTGCCGAATTCTTGAGCAATCGCCCGAGCATCAGAATCAATGCCCATGAAATTATGCGCCCTGTATGCTCCGACGTGAGCATCTTGCTCCATTGAGGCAAGTCGCCTGCGGGATTGCTCCAATCCTTTGCCTTCGCTCATTTTTTTGAGCTTGCGACCGGATGCGGTCGTTACGGCGGCAATCACAGTATCTGTGTTATTGACGTACTTAGAGCGTTGATCCTTTCGGCTTGGACGCCGCGCCTCGACTTGCAAAGACAAGCGAAGGCCGCCAGTGTCTACCGGGGCATTTTGTTGCGCCGCACGCAACACGGGTTGCATAGCTTTCCTAGTTGCCGGAACTAGGATTTTGCTTTTTGCTTCCTTATCCCCAATCTCTCGGGCAAGCTCATCGAACACTTGCAAGACATCCGACAGACCTTCAAACTTGAATGTGAAGCCTGCCATGATGACCTACTGTGGCTTAATGATCTTGTGGAAGATTTGCGTGTTGATTGCGATAGCGTACTCGACGACTTCTTCGGGAGTCATCGTGTTGGCATGACGCGCAGCAATCTCGTGCGCTAACGAAATCGCCGTCATCCTTTGTTGTGTGAACCCAAACCAGTCCTTGCGGGACTCGGCTTGGGTCACAAGAAAGGAAAGAAGGTCATTCGTATTTTGTATTGTCGTGGTCATGTCTTAGGTGTTGTTTGACCAACCGTACTGATTGCCACGGGGGTGGATCGAGAAGACACACTTAGCTTCCGCGCCGGGTTGTGCGTCAATTTGGAACTGACTCACGCGACCGTTGAAAGCATAGGCAACCACGTTCGTGCCGTCATAGGCCGACACCACGAAGGTGCGGTCAATCGTGCCGTTGGCGGCGTCAGCACGCATCAGCAGCAGACCGGCATCCGAGGGGTTCCAAGCTGCGGTGACCGTCAGAGAGGTCGGGGCAGATTGGGTCGGAATCTTGTCAGACTGACGCGAACCGGCAACCGAGAAGTTAGCCATTGCGTCATCCTGACCGAAGGCCGGGACAGCCTCAACGTTCAGTTGCAGACCCTCGGTGCCAAGACCACCGGCGGTGGTGCCGACGATGTCTTGCACTTGGGCAGTCCAAGTCGAGAGGTTAGTGTTTGAGAAGGGGGTCGGGGTGGCGCCAGTTTGTGCCCACAGAGCAGCACTAAAACCGGGCAACACTTTATTCGGGAGAGCCATTTTTCTTTCCTTTCCAAGAAATCAGGGTTATGCGATTGTCTTATGTTGGAATGTCAAGCTGACAATCTAGAAAAATCTGCGCGAGTTTTTCTTCGTTGTCATACGAGTTATAGAGCCACATCACATCAACCTTGGACACATAGATGCCGTTTGGTGAACCCCCAAACAAACCGCTGTAGCCATGCAAGGATTGTAGGATTTGATTGGAAATTGTGAAACCGTCTTCAATCACTTGCGTGAAGATGCTGACTTGGAAGATTGGCCGATCAATCCCTTTGTTGTTTTGGTTCTGACCCGTGTAGACATCTTGATGGATGTTTCGCAGGAACCAAGTCACAAACTTGGGTTGAGTCGCAAAGTTCCGGTTGAACGCCGCATAGACGGGGACAGGCGTGACGACAGCTTGCAGCGCCGCTTGGATTGCCTTGCCGTAGACGACGGGATTGCTCTGTGCCATGTCAGACCGCCGCCACAGGATCGTTGCGATAGCACATGAAGGTGATGCTCATTCGGTCGTTAGCTTCTCGGCAGTCGCTGATGCGCCACTCATGCCCGCGCCAAGTGATCGAATACAGGTCTTGACGATCCACCATCAGCTTGGTGTTGGGCGTGTAGTTCAGCGTCAACTGCACCAAGTCCTGATAAAGCCGGTACTTCTCGGAGATGCGAAGGCTGTTGGCAACGTCTGAGACACGCGCACGGGTATCAAACCACTTGGTTTGAGTGGTCGATTGCTCGCCAAAATCCGACTTGCCGAAAGTCAGATTGTTTACCGCGATGTTCTCAAACCGTGCGATTGCCATTTACATCACCAAAGGCTTGTAAGGCCGCAAGAGAGCAGTCACGCCGAAGGGGATGTCACGAAGCATTCCATCGGTGCTGTTGCTGCGGTTGTTGTAGAGGTGAGTGAGCAAGAGCAGACCGGCCTGCTTGATCACGGGATACACCGCCAAGGGGCTAGGCTGCACCGTGTATTCGCAGACCACCGGAGAGGTCATAAACACGTTTAGGTCGCTCGGGAGGTCAGCAAGGATCACCTTGTTGCCCGAGTTGTCGTACATATACTGACTTGCAGTAAGAGGCACGAACACCGAAGGCGTGTCGTCGTTCCAATACCCTACCCGGTCAATCACCACGCCGTTGTTGCCGTTGTAGCAACCGCCCGTGCTGCCTTGGCTTACCTCGGGCAAGTCAAGCGACAGAGGTACGCCGTACAGACTGCTTGCGTTGTAGTACACCCGATAGCTGATCGGCATGATCGGCAGACCGATCAAGTCCTCGATAGCCTGACGGGTCGCAACCTCAAGCATCGACAGGTAGGTGTCTTGAGACTCGTCGTTGAACAGGTTTAGCTGTTGAGTGATTTCCTCAAGCGTAAGCCAAGGCGTCACATTGTCGCGGTCAATCTGCTCAAACTTCGCGTAGTTAAAAGGGTTGCGGGTCGGCGCAAGCGCCGGACCACCATACGTCAGATAGTTGTTGACTGACATGACAACCCCTTAGAGCTTGATCCGCACCCCTGCGAACGGGTCGCGCACGGAGCTAACCACGCGCTTTTCAGCGTACATCGTCACGAAACCGGGCAGCGTCTGTTCCATCATTTGAATGCTGAATTCGGTGTGGTCGCAGATCGTCAGGAAGCGCGGCCAATTGGCAAGGTAGATCGGGTACGTTGCCGACAGGTAGGGATTTGGGATGACGGGCCAACCGAAGATGTGCGCCACCGCACCGCCGTCATCGTCACCCGTTTCGAGGAAGATTGGGAGGTTGTTGGTGTCCTTGAGTTCGCGCAGCAGTTCGATGGTCGCCGGAGCGATGTGCCATGCCGTGCCGGGAAGCGACCAATACTGACCGGGCAGCTTGGAAGCCGCAGCGGTGATGTCGTTGTAGGCAATCGCGGTCGTTGCCGTTTGCGTGGCAATCGTGTGGATGCCGTTGGTGATCGCCGTGCCCGAGGTGCCGTAGGCCGATGCTGCACCGTCGAGGTACATATTCAACCCACGCAGACCATCGGTTGCGCCCGTGGTGGTCGTGGTCGAACCGGCTTGGTCGGAGTTGACCGCCATGCTTGCGCCTTCGAGTTGGGCAAACTCAAGCATCAGGTCTTCGACGAGCGTGGCGTCGAGGTTGTTCACATCGGACAGGACAGCCGAGCGAATCGGCAGACGCGCAGCAACGACGCGCACGGGAAGCTGCCAAATGGTCGTGTTCGTGTCGGGAGAACCAAGGTTGTTCTGCACCGCGTAGCCCCAAGGGTTGCCCGCTTGGTTGGTGGCGTTACCCGTCTTGGCAACGAACTGCATATCGGAACCTTCGCAGTCCCGAATGCGCGCGCCCTGACGGAAGGGGTTTGCGTAACGCAGAGCAGCGAAGGCGTCGTCAAAGATGACGCGACCACCAATGCCCGAGCCGGAGCCGGTAAGCGCCGAGGCTTCGGCAATATCAACCGTGACGCGACGATTCTCAATGATCGCGGTCTTGATTGCATCCAAGAATGCTTCGGTGATGACCGAAGGTTGATTAGCCGATTGCTTCATTTTGGCGTGTTCCTTTTCTGCCCAAGTTTTGCCGGGGTCGCCGCCCCACAATGCCCACGCGATTCGCCCCGCTGAAGGGTATCCTTTTTCGCCGGGACTCCAACCCTCGCCCTTCTTATCTACTTCGTGTCTTGCGAAGTAAGAAACCATCCGAGCAACCGTAGAAGGCGATAGATCAGCACCGTTGGCAATGTCACGCGCACGCGCAACACCGACCGCTGTACCACCGCGCTTGAATTCCTCCCGCCAAGCTAGTCCACGCTTGGCTTCGGCTTTCATTGCATCGTTTGGTTTTGGCATGAAGTCCCCGCGAAAAAGGAGGGACCGAAGTCCCTCCCTTTATCAAGCGCCCGTAGCGGTCGAGCGATAGCGAACCCCTGCGAAGGGATCGCGCACGCTCGTGGCCAAACGCTTCTCACCGAAGAAGGTGATGAAGCCCGGAGCCGTTTGGTCGTAGCGACGCATGACCATGTTCAGACGGTCGATGATCGTGTGGAACCGGCTGAAGTCTGCAAAGTAAAGGGGGTACTTGGCGACCGTGCCTGCGGAAGCACCGGCGGCGGTGGGGGTGTCAACATAGGTGTTGACCACCACATCGAAGCCGAGCAGCTTGCCCACGATACCGTCTTCAGCGGCGGGGTGCATACGCTCAAAGATCGGCGTGCCTTGGTTGTCCTTCAGGCCGCGAATTGCCGAGAGCATGACCGGGTTGATCATCCACTTGGCATTCGGCGTCCAGTAGGCTTGCGGCAGCGCATAAACCATGTTCACGAGGTCTTGGAAAGTCACGTTGTTCGCGCTTGCAAAACCGTTCGTGGTCAATTGGTCATACGTTGCCAGGGAGTGCAGGCCGGAGGTCGAGGAAGTGCCCGACGAACCGAATGCAGCCGTAGAGGTCGTGCCGCCCGTGTAGGTGGAATTTGCACCACCGTACTGATCCAAACCACGCAGACCATCAGCGCCGCCAGTGGTCACCGAAGTGCCCGTGCCGGTCTGATCGTCGTTGATGATCATGGACAGGGCTTCGGCTTGCGCGAATTCGGCCAAACAGTCATCAACAACATTCGCTTCCAAACCGTCGATGTCGTCAAGTGCGGCAGTACGGATCGGGAATTGGACGTTGATGTCCTTCAGCACCAGTTGCCAAATCGAGGTGTTTTCAGTCGTTGCTGCGCCGTTGTTCTGAATGGCGTAGCCCCACTGTGCGCCCGCATTGCCCGTTTTTACCCGGAACTGATAAGACGAACCCTCGGTAGCCACGGTACGCGACAGGCCGCGCATCGGGTTATACATACGCAGAGACACGAACACGGGATCGTATGCGGTACGACCGCCCTTGCCATCGCCGCCTGCGGTCAGCAGAGAGGCTTCGTTCATGTATGCGTAGTACTGCGACTCGTCGGCGAACATCTTGAGTTCCTTTTCGAAACTCTTGCCGCCGTTGGCGTAGTCACGCAGTTGCTCACGCACGCTGCGATTCACATCCTGACGCACAGACTTGGCGATGGGACGAATCAGGCCGGGAGCGTTCAGGCTTGCAACCTTGGCTTCCAAAGTGGCGACCTTCTCGGTCAGTTCAGCCTTGGCAGCTTCGACAGACTCGTTAGCCTTGGCTGCAATTTCTTCAGCTTTGGCAAGGGTAGACGCTTCGATTGCGTCCAGTTTTTCGATGATTTCCTTAGACATGATTAGCCTTTCAGACGATTGGAAAGATGCTTGAGAATTTCCCGCTGCTCAAGAGCAGCAAGCAATTCGGCTTCGGTCGCTTCCGCATCAGGCTCACCCTGAGTCGGCGCAATTTCAAGAACAGTCGTCACAACCTCACGCTGCTCCAACACTTTCTTGAAGGTAGATGCGGCAGCGACCGCATCTTTCTTGGACAGCCCTGCTTCACGCAAAGCCTTCTCCAAAATCTTGAGATCAGCAGAGCCATCAGGTCGGAAGAATTCCAACTTGTGTACTTCTGCCATCGGGTTGTTGGGATGCATTACGACGGAGACTTCTCGGAGTCCGCCTTGCGAAATTTGGAAATAACCTTCCTCCATGTCGCTACCGCTTTGGAGGGGATTGCCTTCAGCATCGACCATACAGTATTCATCTGCGTATGCTCCTACAGAGACACCGCCGAACATAGCCGGGGATTCGGTCATCACTTGATACAGATCAGACCCTTGAGTGGTGTTCAGGTACAGACGGCCCTCAGCCATCATGCCCTTGTCAGTGAATTCGAATGCAGTCCACTCACCCACCGGCATTGCATCGGCGTTGTGATTGACAAACATGGGCAGCGGTCGCTTGGTGTCAGCGAATTCCTTAGCCCACTGCATAAAGCCTTCCGGCTTGTAATAGAAGCGCCGACCATCAGCGCCTTCACGCGGTCCCCAAGTGGTGACGGTGGCTTCAATCTTTCCGCTTGGCTCTTGGTTTCCTGCCGCCTCGGGTAGAACCAGTTTTGCTTCGCAGATCAGTTGGATTTGTTTCATTGATGACCCCTTCAAAGACCGTCGTGTTTATGTCTTGTATTTTCGGGGACATCAGGCGCGGAACCTGAATTGGCAATTCCGCAGGCCGACGCACTTGGTTTGCAAGTGCTGCAAGCAATTTTGCGTGAACTGCCATATTCGGTCAAGTTGTGCCGATGTTCATGCGCCGGGTCTGATTCCCGCCGCCGCCGCCCGTGTCTTGTGGTGAACTGCCCGGAATGGGCTTTTGATCGCTGTTCTTGCCGACCAACTCACTAGCCCCGTCCATCGTGTGCCTACCGAGGTATTCCCGCGCCTCGTTGGGCGTAAGTATGCCTGCATTTACGCCCGCCACCACATAATTCATTTGGTCTAGCGGTGCGCCCATAAGGAATTGCTGCGTGTCAAATTCTACGCACAGTGAGGGGTAGCCCGCTAGTAAATGTTGCTTGAGCTTCTGACGAATGTTCACGATGATCGGGTACATCGTGGATTTGTAGAATTCGTCCAACATCGTTTGCGTGTTGTTGTACTTCCCGTCTGCGATCCCAATCATCGCCGGGGGCACGCCGAACAGGCCACAAATCCGCTTCATGGTTTGCAGCTTTAACGCCGCAGCGTCGGCGTCTTGCAGGGAAAGCATCTTCAGGGGTTCGTACTTCATCCCCTGATCGAGCAGCATCCCCTGACCGGGCTTGGACGGGTCGGTTGTCCGGCTTCCAGTCATGCTTGACCATGCTTCCTTAAGCCGCGCCGCAATCTCTTTGTACTTAGCGTCAGGAATGACCGATTCGGTGACGAACATTCCCGAGGGCTTCGCGCCGTTCTGCATGACATAGTTGGCGTATAGGTCGATGTCCTGATCTAGACCGACCAACTCCACCGCAAGGATGCCCTTGTTGAAGCCCGCTGAACCCTGCCAAGGCATATCCTTGCAGTGCATGACTTGGTAATACTCTAGCGGCTCATCCTTGGAAAACCCGTAGGAAGGCGTGGACAGGCGATACGACGGGTAGCGGGTCGGGGTGAGCGTGACCGCAATCAGCGTCGAATCGAGAATGAACATCTCGGTGGGCGTCTGCGTAGGATTCTTTTGATCCTTGCGCCACCAAAGCGTGAAGGCTTCGCCCAAGAGGTCGTGCCACATCAACCACTGATACCAAAACTCGTATTGGCTTTGGAATTGGTTGGGGTTCTGTAGCAGGGTCAGGACTTGTTGGGCTTTGGTCTTGTTCCGGGTGGAAACGCGAGAATCCTTGGTGGCATCGACCACGGTGCCGTCGTCCAACTCGCACATGATCTTGATGGGCAATTGACTCAAGGCGCGGGCTTTTGCGCCAAGTGCTGCCATCACCGTGCTATTTCGGGACAGCGTGGATACATCCACCACCCGCCCTGCGTCTGTAACGGCACTCGTGGTGACGTACAGAATCTGCGTATTGACCGTCGGCCTGCGGTTGTCGCCCTGATAGACGACGTTGTTACCTAGCGCGGTCTGCCCAAACAACGTGTTTGCTTCGTTGTTTTGCGTTTGTTTCCGCTTGAAAATGTCTAGGATTCCCATGTTTGGCCCCCGTTTCCCGCTTACTTTACCACTCAAGCGTGCGGAAACCAAACGATTCCGAGGTGTAAACATTGTCCAAGTGGCAATGCACGGCCATGATCATGGCGATGATGCCGTCAATCTTGGCTGATGCGTCTGCCGCGTTCTTCCTAACCTTGACGTTGGCGTTGATGTCCACGAAGCATTCGCAGTTTCCTAGCTGCCAACCGACAAAGGGATTACCCGAATGCTTGATTGCCTTCTTCAGAATCAGTTGCTCAGTCGTTTTTGACGGGTTGGACAAGACTGCCATGCCCTGCCCCACCTTCTTCACCGGCAAACCGTTGCCGTAGAGGTTGGCGACCAGTGCAGCAGCGTTGTACGGGTCGAAGGCGATTTCCTTAACGTCGTACTTCTGAGCTTGGGAGGTAATGTAAGCCTCCACTTCGTTTAGGTCGGTCACGTTGCCTTGGGTCAACCTAAGAATGCCGGACTGACGCGCCTGCTCAAAGATGCTCAGGTAGTGGTTGGGCACAAAGTCGAGTGAGTCTTCGGGCAGGAAGAATTGAAACTCTGCGTAGAAGTCTTCCTCACCGTACCTGTGAAGCGTGCAGACTGCATTCAGGTCGCGGGAGTGCGCCAAGTCGAAGGCGATGAAAGTTGATTCGGGCTTGCCCTCGGGCATCGGGGCAATGGACTCATCCCAATGCTTGCGATCCACCCATGCGGCATTGGCCGAGACATAGACGTTGAGTTGCTTGCAAAGGAATTCGTTGAGGCTTGCCGGTTTGGCAGATGCCTCGTCTGCCATGTGCTGAATATGCTCAGTCGTGACCGAGATGCCGAGCATAGGATTGGCCTTGCCCCATGTAGCCTGATCGCGCCAGTTGTCGCCCTGATCAATGGAGTAGCACAACCCAAACCACTTGCCATTGTCGGAAACATCGCCTCGAAGCAGGCTGCGAAAGTAGGTCAGGTCTTCAAAGAACTTTGTCTCGCGGGTGAACGACGCCGTTGTCATGTAGACCCGCAGCGGGTTCTTTCGCGCCCCCATGCCTGAGTGCAGGACTTCGATGGAGGATCGTTCTGTGATCTGTGCAGCCTCGTCTATGAGGGCACAAGAAGGGTTCTTGCCGTCGCCGGTCTTGCGGTTGTCCCGGCTCAATGCTCGGTAAGTAGAAGTCGAGTCGCCCTGTTTCTTAATCTCAGATCGGTAGGTCAGGAACTTGGCCGCAAGCTGTTCGTGCATAGCCTCCACAATAGCTTTGGAGGAATCAAAGCAAATGCTTGCCTGTTCCCGACTTGTCGCCAAAGTAAAGACTTCCGCACCTGAATCCCCGAACATCAGTTCGTACAAAGCGACGATAGAAGCTAGGGTCGTCTTGCCCGACTTTCGGGGCACAAACAGGATGACATCGGTGACCCACCGCTTAGAGTGGTCGGCCTTGTCCCTGAATCCGTAAACGCCTGCGAGAAACAGGACTTGGAAAGGCTGCAAGACGATAGGCTTGCCTGCGTCCGGGCCTTTAACGTGGCGGCAGAAAGCGACGAACTTGAGGATGTGTTCGGCTTTTGACGGCACGAATTCGTAGGGCGCATCCTTACGCTCTGCCATGTCAAGGAATCTCTGACAGGCTAGGCGAACATCCTCACACGCCGCTATATCCCCCCGAGTGACCGCAGCCGCGTACTGAAACGCAGGGTCAAGCATGGGCAAACAGTTCGTCTACCTCGGTGGGCTTGTTCACTTTCTTTGGCCGACCCCGAGACACAAGGCCCATTTCGCCAAGAATCTTGATGATCTTGTCGATGGATTCATTCCGCAGCTTCGTCCATGCCGAACTTCCTACGCCCGACGCATAAACCGCCACCGCGCCTTCTTCGTTGATCCGAGCCTGCGCCTGAAGCAAAGACTCCGTGACCAAAATCAACGACGCAATCAGCGTTTCATCGCTTGGCGTGATCGTCCCGTAGACACCCTCCAATTCATCTCGAATCAGAGTTTCAAACATCTGCGAGTCAAACGTACTCGGGTCACGAAAGTAACCAATGATCTGTCGAGGCGGTTTTCTAAACTTTGTGCTTGGCATCGGGAATTCCCTTTCTTCTCTTGTCTATTCTCTTATTTTACGGGAGGGGGGGCAAACATAGGGTAAGTACGAAAGAACT